GATCGAAGACATCGAATCCTTCGAAGCCGACAGCCTGCGTAAGAGTACTTCTGAGCGTGAAGTAGCCCGAGGTGCAGCATGAGCACCACGACAACCTTCACGCCCGAACAGCTGTTAGCCACTCCGGCCGGCACCCTGGCGCAGCAACCTGCCGAACTGCTCTTTAGCTTTAAAACTGCAGCAGCCGATCTTCTGACCGACGCAAAATCGCTGTGTGATCACATTGATCAAGCCATCGATTTCAAGTGGAACGAGCGAGCTCGTTTTCTGCGCCACGAGGTAGATAAAGACACAGGCGTTGTGCATTTCGATGATGGCAACGTGCGTATCACTGCTGATCTCCCGAAAAAAATCGAATGGGATCAGACGCGCTTAGCTGAAATCGCGCGCCGTATTAGCGAGAGTGGTGACGACCCTAAGCAGTACGTCGAAATCACCTTCCGCGTGAGTGAAACCAAGTTCAACGCCTGGCCCGACACCCTTAAGTCCTCTTTCAACGCTGCCCGCACAGTGAAAACCGGGAAGCCTTCCTATCGTCTTGCCCTAATCAAGGAGTAACGCCATGTTTTTCAGAAAAGCTGCCATCGATAAGCTTCGTCAACGTGCTGAATGGGGCATGCGCGACCTGCCCGACACTATCCGTGTTCCAGCCTTGGAAAGCTATCGACCCCACGAAGTCGTTATCGCATTAGAAGAGTCCACATTGGATGATCTGGCATTCGCCATGATCGGCATTGAAGCGCAAATCGCAGAAATGCGCCGTCCACTGGTTGGCTTGCGTGAACTGTACGAGCAAGCGCGCAAACGTGGCGGAGTGGGCTCGAACACCGTGTCTGAAGTGTTTTTACAAAATCACTCAGCGGAGGTGATCAAATGAGCTTGCCCATCATTACGGCCGACCAGCGCCTGGCTGAACGACGTGGCGTTAAAGGTGTGTTGGTTGGTAAATCCGGCATTGGAAAAACCTCGCAGCTCTGGACTCTCAACCCCACATCAACACTGTTCTTCGATCTGGAAGCAGGTGACCTCGCTGTTGAAGGCTATGCCGGAGACACTATTCGCCCTCGCACCTGGCAGGAATGCCGTGACTTCGCTGTGTTTATTGGCGGTGCTAACCCGGCACTGCGAGAAGACCAGCCTTACAGCGAAGCACATTTCAGCGCCGTTTGTGAACGGTTTGGAGACCCGGTTGCGCTCGACAAATACGAAACCGTGTTTGTCGACTCCATCACCGTTGCCGGGCGCTTGTGTCTGCAATGGTGTAAGGGGCAACCGCAAGCCTATTCCGAAAAAACTGGCAAGCCCGACAACCGTGGAGCCTATGGCTTGATGGGTCAGGAAATGATCGCCTGGCTGACTCATCTGCAGCACACCCGACGCAAGAATGTCTGGTTCGTCGGCATCCTCAATGAGGCCTTAGACGATTTCAACCGCCGGGTTTTCTCTCTGCAGATCGATGGCTCCAAAACTGGGTTGGAGTTACCGGGCATTGTCGATGAAGTCATCACACTGGCCGAGGTCAAGGCTGACGATGGCAGCAGCTATCGCACCTTCGTGTGCCACACCCTCAATCAGTGGGGTTACCCGGCCAAAGATCGCTCTGGTCGTCTGGATGCGATCGAAGAACCGAATCTCGGTCGCCTGATGCAAAAGATCGCCGGCCCTGCCCGGCCTGCGACCGAGCGTCTCGACTTTGCGCGGCCACCCGTAGCTGCCGACGAGTCCGCCCAACCCAAACCTCTATCCACTATTTCTTTTCAGGAGTCCTAATCATGACTTTTTTCGATTTCAATTCAGCTGCCGAGCAAGCTAACTACGATCTCATTCCCAAGGGCACCATTGCGCGCGTTCGCATGACCATCAAACCAGGCGGCTATGACGATGTCTCTCAAGGGTGGACTGGCGGCTTTGCAACCTGCAGCCAGACAACCGGCTCGGTGTATCTGAACTGTGAATTCGTGGTGCTCGATGGTCCTTTCGCTCGACGCAAGATGTGGTCACTCATTGGTCTCTACAGCGCCAAAGGTGCCGAGTGGACCAATATGGGACGTACTTTCATCAAAGCCATCCTCAATTCTGCGCGTGGCATTAATCCGAGCGACAACAGTCCAGCAGCACAGAATGCTCGCCGCATCAGCGGATTCGCTGATCTGGAAGGCATCGAATTCATTGGCAAGGTCGACTGGGATAAGGATCAGAACGGTCAGGACAAGTGCGTCATTAAATCCGCCATTACTGCGGAACATAAAGACTATGCCGCCTACGTGAACGGCTCAGCACCCTCTGTATCCCCAGCGCCAGGAACACCGACTGTCAACGCCTATGCACAGGCGACCGGACGCTCGCCGGTTCCGGGTCGTCCCAGCTGGGCGCAGTAAGGGAGAGCGACCATGATCCTTCGCCCCCGCCAAACGATGCTTGTGCAGAGGACCCTTGCGGCTCTCGGCAAGCATGGCAATACCCTGGCCGTTGCACCAACTGGATCGGGCAAGACCATCATGCTATCGGCTGTGGCCGGCAGTCTGTTGGCTGAGCCCGATGCCAAGGCCTGCATTCTGGCTCACCGCACTGAGCTAACTGGTCAAAACCGCGCCAAGTTCGAACGCGTCAATCCAGGTCTAAAGACCTCGGTCTATGACGCCAATGAAAAATCCTGGGATGGGCACGCCACATTCGCGATGGTGCAGACCCTCTCCAGAAAAGCCAATCTGAATCAGATGCCAACGCTGGACCTGTTGGTGATCGATGAGGCGCACCATGCTGTCTCGCCCAGCTACCGCGAAGTCATCGATCAGGTGCTAGTGAAAAATCCCAAGGCTGCAATCTGCGGCTTGACTGCCACCCCAAACCGAGGCGACGGCAAGGGACTGCGCGAAGTGTTCAGCAACCTGGCCGACCAGATCACACTGGGTGAGATGATCGCCAGCGGTCATCTGGTGCCGCCCAGAACTTATGTGATCGATGTCGGCACGCAGGAAGCACTGAGTAAGGTGCGCCGCACTGCGATCGACTTCGACATGAACGAAGTCGCCTCCATCCTTAACAAGACACTGATTACCGATTCCGTTATTAGTAACTGGAAGGCTAAAGCTATTGATCGCAAGACCATCGTGTTTTGCTCAACGGTCGAGCATGCCACCGATGTGTGTAGTGCCTTCAATCACGCTGGCGTTCATGCCGTATTAATTCATGGCGAATTGGTTGATGCCGAACGCAAACAACGACTGGCAGCGTTTGAAAATGGTGATGCCCAGGTGGTGGTTAACGTCGCTGTGCTCACTGAAGGCTACGATTACACGCCAACGTCCTGCGTGGTTCTGCTGCGCCCGAGTTCCTACAAATCTACTTTCATTCAGATGGTGGGCCGCGGACTGCGTACCGTCGATCCGCATGAATTTCCCGGATTACTGAAGAGCGATTGCATCGTCCTGGACTTCGGCACAGCCAGCCTGATGCATGGAGCACTGGAGCAAGAAGTTAATTTCGACGGTCACAACCGCGATGGTGATGCGCCCACAAAGGATTGCCCAGAGTGCGGCGCTATCGTGCCGCTATCCGTGAGGGCATGCCCGTTTTGCGACCATATGTGGGAGCGCTTGGAAAACTCTGAATGCGACGTCCTCGATAAGTTCATCATGAGTGAGATTGATCTGCTCAGTAGTTCGAACTTCCGCTGGTGCGATCTCTTCGGTAGCGACGATGCACTGATGGCCACGGGCTTCAATGCCTGGGGTGGCATCTTCTTCATGAACGGTCGATGGCACGCAATAGGTGGCGGCAAGGGACACAACACTCGCTTGCTGGCCATCGGTGAGCGCACCATCTGCATGGCCAAAGCTAACGACTGGTTAAACGATAACGAGTCTGAAGACTCTGCTTACAAAACGCGTCGCTGGCTTAACGAAGCGCCCACGCCTAAGCAGTTGCAATACCTACCCGCTGAACTACGTACGGACTTTGGTCTGACACGTTATCAAGCTTCAGCGCTACTGTCCTTTCGCTTCAACCGCCATGCGATTGTCCGGCTGGTCAATGCGGCCAATGACGCGCAGTCCCATCCATCGATGGAGGCAGCGTGACATGCGCAATATGCCACCGCAAGGCCAAAGGATACGGCTGGTTCAACGCGCACGTACCCCGCACAGATCCCTCGCGCTACAACGACAAGTGGGTGTTCTGCTCCCGCCGCTGTCAGTCAGCGTTCTGCAACCTAATGACGAAAACGGAGGGAAAAATGATTGATCCCAGTGACATGGAAATCGCGGCAATGCAGTCGTGCCTAGTGCCGCTAGGCCAGTACGTCAGCGCAATTGGTATGCAAAAGCCACTGGCCGACTACACCCGGGAAGAAGTGCTATCGCTTATCGACGTAGTCGTGACCGTCTATCAAGATCGCATGATTGAGGAACACGAACGAATGATAGCCCATGACTGCCTATCTCTTGATACCCACCTTACAGCTCCAGTCGCAACACGGCAGCAGGGACGGACATGATGCTGGACTTTAATCATCGTCCGACATTTCATGAGCAGGTCAGCGAACTCATTGACGGTGCGCTGGCATTGGAGCGCGATGCGCAAACTCCACGTGATTATTTAGGAGCGTCCCGTCTAGGCGTGACTTGCGAGCGCGCGCTTCAATATGAGTACACCCGCACACCGACAGATCCGGGACGTGAATTTTCAGGGCGTGTATTGCGCATCTTCGAGGTCGGCCACGTGCTGGAAGATTTAGCCATTCGTTGGCTCCGCTTGATCGGCGTTGATCTCTACACTCACAAGCCACAAGGCGGTCAGTTCGGCTTCTCGGTAGCAGGTGGTCGCATCAAGGGACACGTCGACGGTATCGTGAATGGCGGCCCGGCGAGTCTAGGTATGCGCTACCCGGCACTCTGGGAATGCAAAACCATGAACGACAAGTCCTGGCGGGATACGGTAAAAAACGGCGTCGCCAAGTCCAAGCCGGTCTACGCGGCGCAGATGGCAATCTACCAGGCGTATATGGAAACCAGCATTCCGGGAATCTCGCAAAACCCGGCGCTCTTCACTGCCATCAATAAAGATAGCCAGGAACTTTGGTTCGAGTTGGTGCCATTCGATGGCGGTCTGGCACAGCGCATGTCAGACCGAGCGGTTCGCATCATCACTGCTACGGATGCGGGCGAAATGTTGCCGCGATTCTCGACGACACCAACCCACTTCGAATGTCGGTTCTGCTCTTGGCATGAACGCTGCTGGGGCGGGTCTTGATGCATGAGTCTAATTACTTTGACTTCAACGACGCAGTAGATGTACCAACCGGGACAGTAGATAACGTCGAGGGACTACGCCAAGCACTGACTGATCGGCTCGAGTCTGTGCTGCTCTTTCTATTCCCCGAGGGTCGAATTCGCGGCGGTAAGTTCTACGTGGGTGACATCGATGGCTCACCCGGCAAAAGTCTGGTCGTAGAAATGACGGGACCACGGCGCGGCCTGTGGTTCGACTTCGCCGCTGACATGGGTGGCGACGTCTTTGATGCCTGGGCGCTGTCGCGCAACCTGTCTGTCAAGACTGACTTCCCACGTATTCTCAGCGAAGTGCGGCAGTGGTGTGGCATGGCACCTCCCAAGATCAAAAGCGCCATTCTTGACTTACGCCCACAGCCGGTTGATGAACTCGGCCCCTACACGGCCACCTGGGACTATCAGACTACCGATGGCACGTTGATAGCCCGGGTGTACCGCTACGATCCTGAACCTGGACACAAGGAATTCAGACCGTGGGATGTGCGCGCCCGGATGTGGCGGGCACCCGACCCACGGCCACTCTACAACCAGCCAGCCATTGTCACGGCCAGACAAATCGTTCTTGTCGAAGGAGAAAAATGCGCCCAGGCCTTAATTAATAACGGCATCGTGGCCACAACCGCGATGAACGGCGCCAAGGCACCCGTCGACAAAACCGACTGGACGCCACTAAGAGGCAAAGATGTGCTGATCTGGCCCGACCGGGATGCACCGGGCTGGGACTACGCAGAGGCAGCGGCCAAAGCTTGTGTCGTCGTGGGCTGCCGGTCGGTATCGATTGTCATTCCGCCGGAATCGAAGCCGCAAAAATGGGACGCCGCCGACGCCGTGGAAGAAGGCTTCGACTGCCAAGCTTTTCTTCAGAACGGTGAGCGTATCAGCGTCAAAACAAGTGCGGCTGTCCTGCCCACTTACTCGATGGGCGAAATTCTGGATGACACCACGCCCATGCCTGCTGATCTTGTCTCCAACCGGATCATCACTCCTGGTGGTATCACCGTGTTTGGCGGCGCACCTAAGGTTGGTAAAAGCGACTTCCTGCTGTCATGGCTTGCCCACATGGCAGCGGGTTTGCCGTTTCTGGATATGGTGCCGGCGCGGCCACTGAAGATCTTCTACCTCCAGGCAGAAGTGCAGTACCCGTATCTCAAAGAGCGAATCAAAAACATCCATCTACCCAAAGCTGC